CTCTATTCTGTTCTTGTGAAAGTCCGTTCCATCCTTGCTCTTATTTTCTTGTGCCTCTTCCCTTTAAAGTTGGCCAAGAATTTGTTGTCTCATGTTGTCTATGCTACTCTGGGCGGATTTACGTCTACAACCGAACGCATCGCGCTCCATTTAATGTACACAGCTCTACTCTTGTGCATTTTCATGGGAACGATGTATTCGTTTGCTTGGCTTCTATTCGCACTCCAAATGCTAAAGTATGGGCTGGGAATTTCTGTTACTATGTTAGAAATCCTGGTTCGACTTATGGCGTATGATCAGATTACATGGTCTTGCACGTTCTCAGTGCTGATCTTGTTGCTCTGTTTCATTCCGCTGTACGTCCTGTATTTTGGCAAATGGACCTCCAAGCGCTTACATGTTCATACTGTGACATTCGAGTCTGTTGTTCCTGTCGATCTGCAGGACAACCGAGCTGACTCCAATGCTCAAGTTGAACTTAAACACGAGGATGCCCTGGACACATACGCCATCTATGAGAAGAGCTGGTACGGATTTGTGTATTCCAGACAACGCATGCGTGTGTCCCTAGAGTTGCTTTCCCAACTAGCGACCGCCAAGAACCTGGAGGTTGGCGGAGAGGATGACGTGGTGAATCAGCGTCTGGCCTTCTGTGCTTCCCGTTGCGGAGCTGTCAACAATTCGCGTTGGCAGCCTCTGGATGGGGACTACGTAGTTCAGAACACTTGTTTCGTCGCGTTTGCCCTCTATAAGCAGCTCCAATGGCAGTGTAACGTGCTGCCTTTTCCCAGCCGTCAGTCGTGTTAGGTCGGCTGATGGGGTATGGGTACAGGTACGGGGAGATTCGTCTCCCCCGTATTCCCGCTATGACGCCCGGCACTAAATTTTCTAAATTTACCCGAGTTGATCTGGAAATACGTCCCCCTGTGCTGGTTTCGTTGGGTTGTCCCGTTTTCGGGAACGCCCTTCCACATCCAGACCCACATGACCCCGTCACCACGGCTGCTGGTGTTAGGAAGAGATTTGCGATGAATCCTCCTCCTATCGATCGTTCTTTACTCGAGGAATTCCGAGTATTCGTTCATCGCCGCGTTCGTGAGCTTTTCGAACGTCTTCCTTCAGATGCTGATTTGACTTTAGAGACTTGGTTATCTAAAACAAATTACCCTTTGTGGAGGAAGAATGAGCTCCGACGTGCGTTCTCCCAGATCGACGATCCCACTGATCGAAAGTGGAAGATCGTCAAATCTTTCATGAAAGATGAATGCTATCCCGAGTACAAACACGCCCGGGCTATCAATTCGCGCTCTGATCAATACAAGTGCATGGTCGGGCCGGCATTCAAAGCCATGGAACATTTGGTGTATCAACATCCCTTCTTTATTAAGCATATCCCCGTGAAGGATCGTGCGCAGTATGTCAGAGATCTTCTCTATCAAGAAGGAGCCAAATATTTTGTTTCAGATTATTCAGCCTTTGAATCGCTTTTCGTAGAAGAATTACAAGATGCGTGTGAATTCCAACTATATGAATACCTCCTCGAAAACGTTGATGGAGGATCTGACTTACTGTCGCTCATGCGAGAAACTCAGCTTGGAGTGAATCAAATTCAGTTCAAGAATTTCTCTATGAGCATTCGCGCCAAACGGATGTCTGGTGAAATGAACACTTCTCTTGGCAATGGTTTTTCCAACTTTATGTTCATGGACTTTATGTGCATGAAGAAAGGTTGCACTAATCTTGTCGGAGTCGTAGAAGGTGACGATGGTCTCTATCGGGCTGATGGAGACTTACCGACCGAAGCTGATTTCGCTCAATTGGGGCTAATCATCAAGGCCGAGACCCATCTTTCGTTAGAAACAGCATCTTTCTGCGGTTTGATCTTCGATGTCGAAGATAGGATCAACATTGTTGACCCTATTGAAACCATCGTCTCTACAGGTTGGACTAGCACAAGGTATGCTGGAGCTTCAGAATCTAAGCTCTTACGATTGTTACGTTGCAAAGCTCTTAGTTTAGCTCACCAATATCCTGGTTGCCCGTTAGTTTCCAAGTTTGCGCAGTATGTTCTGAGATGTACCCGCAAGTACAAAGGTCATAATCTTAACATTGGAAACGTTTTGGCATCCTATGGTTCCTTATGGGAAAGGGACCAGTTACAAGAAGCCCTCAGGGATGAGGCTAATATACTCCAGCGAGCACCTCAGTTGCGTACTAGGTTTCTCATGGAGGATCTATATAACATCCCTGTGTCCCACCAAATAGAGATTGAAGATTATTTCGACAGTCTCAACTCGAT